CCCTCTAAACATAAATGGGAATAACCCCAAACTATTCATCAGTTCTCCCAGGTCGGTTACGAAGTAAATTTTATGTCAATTATTACTGTGAATTATTATCTTAGGATCTTCCCAAGTTGAAACGTCTGGATAATTCCTTTTTCTAAATATTAATGTTCCGTCTATTGCTATTCCGAAGATGAAAACAGCATCTTCTAATTGTTTTATAACCAATCCTTGAACGACATTACCGTAGAATCCTTCTCCAGCAAAAGCATTGAAATTGGAAACGAAAGGTTGAATTGTTTTTATAGGCATTTCATTTACAAAATCCGTAAATTCACTCCATGAAGAAAACGATTTTGTTCCCTTCGGATTTCCCAACAGTTCTCCCAGGTCGAGATTATAAGATTAATATTGTCGAATTTGATTATTTTGGAGGAAATAGCTAAATTTAAAATAAAAATATGCTAGAGAAGATACGATACAGGTTGGTCTTTAACCGCCAAAAGAAACTGAATAAGCAAGGCACGGCCCTTGTACAGGTTGAAGCTTATTTAAATCAAAGGAAAATCTACCTGAAGACCAATGTTTACCTCAAGCCTGAGTGCTGGAGTCGTGAGGGGGCACAAGTCATTAACCACCCCCAGTCTAACGAACTCAACACAATGCTCTATGAATACATCCTGTATCTGCAAGGCATAGAGTTGGGGTATTGGAAGCGCGGAATACCTGCCACACTCTCACTACTGAAGGATGCTGTCAAGAAGAAAAGTGCCGTGAATGTCAGCTTCTCCACTTTCGCCAAATCAGCCATTGACAATTCGGACAAGAAACAATCCACCAAGGACAACCTGCACTCTACACTGGCGGTCCTGCATGATTTCCGTTCCGGATTGGACTTCAAGGATCTTACCTATACATTCCTTCGTGATTTTGAGCAATACTTAAGAGAAAAGGGCAATGCGGTCAATACGATAGCCAAGCACATGAGACAGCTCCGTACCTTGGTCAATGAGGCAATCAACCAGGGATATATGCACGCAGATGCTTATCCGTTCAGAAAGTACAAAATCAAACAGGAGAAGGGCAGACATGAGTTTCTTACCCCGGACGAGCTGAAGAAGCTGGAAACGGTCGAGGTGGAAGAGGAGTCCATGCGCCATGTGCTCGATGCCTTCCTGTTTTGCTGTTATACCGGATTGCGCTATTCTGACTTCTGCCAGCTCACACCTGAGAATTTCATTAGAGTAAACGGCAAACGGTGGCTGTACTTCAAATCCGTCAAGACAGGGGTGGAAATCCGTCTGCCGTTACATCTGCTGTTTGAAAGCAGGGCATTGGGCATTCTTGACCGTTATCCGGATATCGGAAGTTTTGCCGCTTTGCCTTGTAACTCGGAAGTGAATAAGCAGCTTCGAAAGCTGGCCGGATTGTGTGGTATCAAAAAACGGATAACCTACCATGTGAGCCGTCATACCTGTGCCACCCTGCTGGTTCATCAGGGAGTTGCGATTACAACAGTCCAGAAGTTGCTCGGACATACTTCCGTAAAGACCACACAGATTTATTCAGAGGTACTTTCCAGCACCATTGTGCGTGACTTGAAAAATGTTCAAAGGAAAAAAGTAAAGATGTTTCCTGATAAAGGCTTGAGGACATCTGATTTTATAGACAATCGGTAGATTTCATGAATCCTATTTGTTTTCTATTAATATTGTGACTCTTTAAATTCTTCGGATAATCGGAATATTGCTCCTGATTATTTTTTCAATATGGATTGAATATGAATAGTTTTCACTATCTTTGCAGTTGTAACTAGGAGCTTGATGGCAATAAATATTGTCATCGGGCTCTTTTTTTATTGTCTATCTGTTAAAGTAATGAAATCCCCCGTCTGGCTTCACAGTCTGACGGGGGGAAGTTAAGTCCAATACTAGTTTTGAAAGAATCAGGTTAACAAAGTCTTGACAAAGATAGTGAAATATGAATAGTAAGCAATATGGATATGGATTTATTTTGCATATATATAAAAATCCCGGCAATCTTCTCAGACAACCGGGATAATCAAATCATACTGACTAATGATAACAGGACAGTAAGATTAAACAATTTGGTAAATATAGATCCACATTTTCTTTATAGGACTTTCAATATGGCGGAAGGATCATGGATGAACCGTCACAGTCCTAAAAGACAATTGACAAAAATAGTAAAACAAACCATATTGACAATACATTTTTTGGAAAAACTGCCAGCTTTCTCAAAAAACATAGTAGCTAAAGAATAAAGAAACAGGATGAATAATTTATCATATAACAATTAAACGGTGAATGTGATGGAAATAGATATTGCAAACATTATTAGTGCTGCCGGAACATTGCTGGCAGCTTATTTCGCCTATAATCAGTATACTAAAAACAAACTGACTGATTTAAAAGTGGAATATTTTAAAAAAGAGGAGGAAAAAAGAAGTTACCACCGCAGTGAGAACTCCGCCAAGGTGTTCGGTGAGCTGTGGCGTGTACTTTATGAAACGAAAGCAGACAGGGTATATATCGTACAACCCCATCCTTTGGGGCATATAGCTTTTCTTTCGGTGCAGTTCGAGGTAAAACGAAAAGGTATAGCCGGAATGCGTGAAAACATCCAATCACTTCCCATGAGTGAAGTGGCCGTTTTTGCAGAAAATCTCGCAAAGAATCTTTTCATGTTCTACTCAGATATTGATAACCAGGTTAAGGATAAGGTTGCCAAATCTCTATTATCAACAAATGGATGCAACAGCGTGGCTATTAAACGGCTTAATTCATCTCAAGATTGGGTTGGAAATATCTTTTGTGAGTTTACAGATGAAACGGATTTGAATGAAGATGAACTTCATAAGGTCTTGCATGAAGCAGCGGTTAACATACAATATATCCTGCCGGAATTCAAAGAAAATAAAATCGAATAATTATAATTAATGAGTAGTATGGCTGACGTAAGAAAACTTGCACCGTTTATCCTAAAGTGGGAAGGCGGTTTTGTAAATGACCCTGACGATTTGGGAGGAGCTACCAATATGGGCGTGACTATCGGCACATGGAAATCGTGCGGCTATGACAAGGATGGTGACGGTGATATAGATGTGGATGATTTACACCTACTTACCCGTGAAGATGTTGTTAATCGTGTACTCAAGCCGCATTATTGGGACAGATGGAAAGCTGACGAGATTAAATCGCAATCAGTTGCTAATATATTGGTTGATTGGGTGTGGGCATCCGGTGCGCACGGAATTAAGATTCCTCAACGCTTGCTTGGTGTTACGGTGGATGGCATTGTAGGTCCCAAGACCATTGCCGCTGTAAATGCCAAGAACCCGCGTGAGTTGTTCGACATGATTAAGATTGCCCGGTTCGACTTTATTGAGGATATATGCCGCAAGCGTCCGACCAATAATAAATTTAAGAGAGGGTGGATGAACCGCATAAATGATATCTCTTATGTTGGTTAGAGTTATGAACTGGGTAAGCCGGCATATATTACTGGCTCCCTTCATGTGTCTGTTCCTGCTGTTCGGATCATGTGGCAGCTCGCATAAGGCTGTCAGAAAATTCGCCTCATTGGATTCGTCCAGCCCGATGGAGCAGAACAAAGGGTCTTCCGTCAGTTTGGATGCTATTTGTGTCCATTTTGCACCCTGGGCCTTCATGATGTTGATGGTATTGATGTCGGATTCTTCCATTACACGGGAGATACCCTGTTTGGGCAGTGTGCCGCTGGCATGGGCCAGTGAATCACGCTTCTTGATGGGAAGCGGAGAGTTCATGGAAACGGTGTCCGCTCTTACGTATGTGGTATCGACAGATGCGCTGGTCCATTTCTGGTCAGCGGAATATACTTTACGTAACATGGTCTTATGCAAGTAAGTGCGTTTTTTTGCACCATTGCGCTCGCCTCTCTCTTTTTCCACGATATTCTGTAACTTCGGGAAAATACGCTTGGATAAATCTGCAAATTGTGATGCAATCATTTTATTTTTCCTCCTTTATTTTTAATCGTGCATGAAATATAATGAAGGCAGTGCGGTCTTCAAGGCAGCTTTGATACTGTCAATAGGGTAGGGCAGGGCCTTGTCGTTGATCTCTCCGTCATATTGGATGGCTCCTCTTGCATCACTTGCAGGTGTCGTGCGCACCCATATTCCAGCATATTCGTAATTCTCAGGAAGTGAGGAATACGCATTATCTGACACGGGCATGGGCTTGTAGTCATATTCATCATTTGTACTGCGGATGATAATATGTCCGGCTTTTACATATTTTTCATTGAAGCCTTCCATGTTCAGAGAGCGGCCACCGATAATTCTTCCACCTTTGCGACGGATAACCACTGAATCCATTCCGGTCTCAAACGATTCAAGCTCGTTTGACAAATTTACTGTTCCTGGCATTGTCCTTTACTTTTTTTGATGCGGTTAGAAGTTATTGACAATACTGTCAATTTCTGCATCCGTTAATAATTCAATTTCTTTATCAGGCTTTCCTGTTCCTGCCGCAGGCGGCGTTCCCAATGTGGAGAGGCCGGCATCGGCACGTTCCTGGTTGTAAGCCTTTAAATCCTCTTCGACTTCAGATAGAAACTGTTCGAACTCCTCGTCATTCTCAAAGTTCATTTTAGAGAAGCTTTTTAATGTGCGGTTGCCGAATGTGCCTGTATCTTTCAAGAGACTTTCAAGTTTGCTTTTGCGCAAGGAGCTGGTCTTCTCTCCCTCCAATGCAGCAAATCGGGCATCCTGTTGTTCTCTGTAAGCTTTGAACCATGCAGGCTCTTCGTCCTTGTTTTCCTCTTTGTCTTGGGGTTTCTTCTTTGAAGCTGGTTTCGGAGTATCATCCGGAAAGTTGTCATTCGGTTCATCGTCCGGTTCCGCTTCGGGGTGGTTTTTCTTCCATTCGTCAAGCAGACGGTTGGCTTGCGACTGGCCGAAAGTGAGGTAGGGGAGAACCGCTTCGATCTTTTCGTCAATCTCTGCGTTTACATCCTCTTCGGAGGCATCTTCTTGGGATTCAAGGTTATCGGCAATCTTGGCGGCGATACCCTTTAATTCCTTTGAGTTGAACCCTAACGCCTTCGCTTTAAGTTTCAACTTTACAAAAACTTGTTGTCTTCTGTCCATTGTAGAATGAATTTTAAGTTATTAGATAAAATAGTCTGCACGGTAAACGTATGCCAGCAGACTATTTCCGTAGAACTTAAAAACACTCTTAGAGCAATGAGCTTTCATGTCCTGTTGTGCTATAATGAAACGGGTCACAACGTGGCGTACATCTCCATACGCTATTCATATGCAAATATACTAATTTATTTGAATATCAAATAAATTAATCTGTTTTTTTTAGATAATTAGCATTGTGAACTATCGCTATTTGGGTAAATTCAATCTTATATAGGCTCACAGTGTTTCCAAGAATTAATTAAGTTCCTCCTTTGTGGTGTAGGTCGTGACCTTGCCTTCCCTGTATTGTCTGCGACCTTCTTTGAGCCTCTCTTCAAGCTCTGGGGAAAGAACAAAGTCCTCTTCGTAAATGGGGATCAGCATATAGGAGACTTTTCTCCTGCGTCTGATTACTATCTGCTCTCCATTGTCGATGAGTGCAAACATGGAGGCCTGCTTTTCTTGAAACTCTCTTGACATAATCTGAATGACTGCCATAACTTTTACAATTTATATTTTTGTACCGTTTTTTGATATACAAAAAAATGTCTTTTTCCGAAACGGCCAAACTTTTTTGGAAAAATCAGTCTTATAAGTGCGTTTCCCTTCTCATGTATTTGTATTGTTAATTCCGCTCACAAAAATGTCTTTCGGTATCCAACAGACAATGATAGCCCGAAATATTCCGCATTTGCTTCAAAGCGTTTTAACTTCGCATCACTACATCAATGGCAGGTATAAGGCAAATGTTCTGCTGTGAAGGTCACCGAACGAATGACCTTGTTAAAGAAATGACTTCTACATATGACTTGGAGTCATTTTTGAATGATAAGTTTGTTTTTTACCAATTATATATGATATCTTTGCGGCTTTAAATATCCGACTATTTAGGAATGTAAAAATATATCGGATGATTTATTGAAACATGGCAAAACTATATTGTCAGGATGTGTTGGAACATTTACAATATGGCAGTGACAAGCTGATTAATTTTTATTTGTTAAACGAAAAATATGAATTTGTTAT